GTGGAGATTCGCTGCCCACGTCTCATAGTTGGTCCAGCCGTTGTATCCCGTTTCCGTTGTCATTCTTCCGTCCTCCATTCGGGGTTCCGTTGTCTCGTTGGTCGCCAGCAATCTGGCGTGCATCCCCCACCGCGTGCAGGTGAGACTTGAGGGACTGCCGCAACAATGCGGCAAGCAGGGCGTCAACTGGCCATCTCCCCCGCTTCAATCGCGCTGAGCATCGCCCGCAAGTTGTTGCGATGTGTCTGCGCGAGCCGCAGATACTTCTCAACCGGCTGACCGTCCAATCCCTCACGTTCGGCGATCATCTTCGCCCGTTCGGCAAACGGCTTCGCCAGATCACGCCGGGCAAGCGCAATCGGCAAGCAACGGCTGAGCAACGGACAAGCGTCGTCCACATCCTCGAAGAGGCTTTCCTGACCGTCAATTGTCGTGGTGAAAATCCAGACGACATGCGGGGGGATTCGTTCCAGCGTGACCAGCAGTTGGCGGATTGCATCCTTCCGCAACCCATGCGATTCGTTGACGATGAATGCGCGGCCGGTCTTAATTCCCATTCCACGAGTGCGCCAACGGCCATCGCTCCCCCGGAATGGTTCCAGGGTATCCCCCGGATCGTAGGGTTCGTCGTCCGGCTCCAGGCGGATGCGCATATCACCGATTTCCGGTTCGTCATGTTCTCCGCATTCGTGCGCGCGGAATTCTGCCACGATTCCGGCGCATCGCCACGAACCGGCCGGAGTTCCACCGTTCGCGCGATAATGCGCGTAAAGGCGCTTGCGAGTTGCTTCGTACCTCATAGCGGGTTCCCTTTGTTCCAGGATGATGGGGATTAGGCGTTGACGGTTTCGCGCTCCGGAAAGCGCGCCTTGATTTCCTTGATTTCGCCCGACTTGCGGAATTCGACATAACGGCCGTTTCCGTAGAACAGACGGACAAGCGGAAACGCTCCGCGCTTCGCCAGTTCCCAAGATGGGGACAACTCCGCGACGTAATCCAGGATGCGCCCGAATGTTGTCGCTTCCAACATTCCGCCGTTCTCCGAAAAACAGAATCGATATCCGTTTTTCAGACACTCCGCGCGGTCGCGCTCCGCAATCTTGGCCAATCGTGCCGATTCCTCTTCGGCGCGGATGCGCTCCAATTCCGCCGTCTGTCTGTCGACTTCATTGGCACCAATCCAGGAGCGCAGAAAATCGCGCAACCCCGATTGCGTCTCGGGGAGAAATGGAACGGCAGCATATTCACAGAACAGATTGCGCCAGTTCCGATTCGACTTGTGGAGCGCGTTTGATAGCTTCGCGAAGTCGCGTGTTTCGGCATATTCCAGGAGTTTCGTCGCGCTCCTGAATTCACGTTCCAGATACCTTTGATGCGCTTCGTCAATTTCTTCCGGAGTGCGATTCGACGATTCGGCAATGTTCGCGGGATTGGCGAGCGCTTCGGCAAGGCGCGCGGAAGCATAGGCTTCGGCAAGGTGTTCAGTGTTCGGCATTGGTCGGTTTCCTTTATTCCAGGGTGCTTCACGGATGCGCGACCATACGCGCATAATCCCCGCTCCGGAGTCGAACCGGATTGCGCCTAGGGCGCGCCTATGTCGTTGGATGACACACGGGGGGGGTGTTTAGAGGATTGCGAAGTGTAACTGACACTCCGTGAACGGGCGCGGATCGGGTTTCGGGCGCGTATCGTTCAGGAACTGCGCCAGCTGGTCGCGCGTTGGGGTTTCACCGTGTTCCAGATAGCGGAAATCGAAGTGGGGGCCGTCGTTATGGGTTTCATATCCGTTCGCGGAGTGCGCGTTGTGGAATTCCCACAGCGTGGATTCGTCGATATCGTCCAGGCGGTACTCCGTGTTTTCCTTCAGTCCGAAAACGCGCACCATCTCACGCCGGAAGTCTTTCGCGCCCCAGTCGCTCCAGGATTCTATAGCGTCATCGTGTTCACGCTGTGAAAGCGATTCGTCATCCAGTACGGGATAATCCATAAGCGCTGTTTCCATGTCATCGGCCGCCCGACACGCTGCGGAATCCGGCCGGACAATCGCGATTTCAAACCAACCATGTCCCCAGTGCCCGAAGCGGTGGATTTCCCAATTCTCCGTGTTGCTCTCGTCTCCATCGGCGGCCGATAGCGCCTTAATCTGCGCTTCCCAATTGCATTCATCCAACGCGCCCGAGTCACGATGTCGCGAGCATGGGCAGACAAGCCAGTCGGCGCGGTCGATATCGATATTGCTGTCGAATTGTGTCGGCCGAAAATCAGCATAGCGTTTCATTGTGTGTTTCTCCGATGGGTTTGATTGGTACGTACCGACTCCCAGAGCGCGGAGTTAAACCGCGCTTGAATCCACAGCGGGGTGGGGGGGGTGTCAGGAAGTGTAAAGGCCGACGATAACGCGCTCAAAATCCGGCTCCCCGTTATCGTCACGCGCCCATCTGATGAGCAATCCGGAGAAGTAGCTATCGGATGCGTACCCATCCCATCCTTGGAAAAGCGGTTCCGCACACTCCATCGGATGACGCCTTTCGCTTCCAGGCGGAATGATGCGCGAGAATTCCGACAGATCATACAGCTGTCCACGATACCGGAAGAAATCGCGCGAGTCGCGCCCATCGTCGATGGCCTCCCAGTCGAGATAGTCGAATTCGGCGCGCTCCTGCGCGGTGAGTTCCCATGCGTTGATAACGTCGCGCGGAACGTTGTTCGTGCGGATGCGGATTGCGGCTTCGGCGAACATTGATTGATTCTCCAGAGAAATGGATGGGGATATTGCGGAATTACTGGGCGGTGGCGTAGCGTTCGTCGCGATATGTCGCTTCGCGAGTCTCAGGGTCGACAGTCTCGGTCACAAGCGCGGATAGCGCTTGGTGATATACCTCATGGAGATATTCCTTGATATCATTCCGATTCCGGCCGGAAATATGGATATCCAGGCTGTCGAATGTCGGGCGGATGGTGATTCTGTGCTCACTCCATCCGTCGTAGTAGCCGCCATCGTTCATATGGTGGAATGAACATTCCAGGACAATCTTGGTTGCGCTCGCCGAGACGAGTTCCGTTCCGGAGTCGATGCCGGAGCCGGATGGCAGCATGTCCACCAGCCGGTCCAGGCGGGCGCGTGCGATTGGCCCCCATTGCGCGTTCAGGTTGTTTTCGGCGCGTTCTGCCCAATCGGCAGTTTCTGCAATCCAGGCGGCGAGGGTTTTGGTTCGGGACATTGTCGGTTCCTTTGTGATGGGGTGGGTAATTCATTTAGTCGTTGAACTCAGGGAACTCACCATAGACCAGCGTTTCGCGCGGTCCCCAGTGTTCCCAATCGTCAAACGACTCAGGGCGCGGAGTTCCACAGGGCTTGCCGTTGCTGACTGCATCAAAAGTGCCCATCGTCCAATCCATGCGCTCTACAACCGCAGGGAGGCCGGTCTCGGCCGTGTATGCCGCAGCTGCGGCGATCGCGGCGGATCGGGCCTTGTGATGGTCACACTCGCCGTTCCACTCGCCATCGACCAGGCGATACCTTGTAACGCGGTATTCTCGCTCGCGCTTGATCCAGTGCGCGTCTTGATATTTCGTGGCGTGGACGAATGTCGGCATCGCATCACCTCACCAATCGGGAGAGAGCAGGCATCACCACAACGGGACGCCTCTACCATTACACGAATTGGACACCGTTGGTAAGGACCTACGACGATTCGACAGACCACGACAGCCACCACAGATCAGCCGCAACCCATTGCCACAGCACGACCTGTAGAAAATGCGAGAAATTTCCCGGATTGTCGTAAGCGGTTTGGCGTTTCAGGCCTGTTTGAAGCCTGTTTCAGTCATGCTGCGGACCTGATCGGGGAACGCTGTGAAGCCTGTTGAGCAATCCAGAGCAGATCATTCAGGCCACGATGGAAGAGGCGAGTGAGTGGCGATTGCGGGTTGTTTCAGGTCAGTTTCGAACTCGTTCGCACGCCTGAAAACTCGGGGAACGCGAGGGAGCGGATCGTCGCAAACCCTTATGCGGCAACGGCTTACGCGACCACGTCAGGGACCCCCGTCAAGTGGTCGCACGACCATTTAACCCCGAGGGCGTGGGTCCGCGTCCGCTGGGTGAGTAAGTAAGCCCGCCTCCCTACTCCCACAATTCCCTGGAAAACCCGGTTTCACCTCATTTGCGGACGCTCGTTTTCCGGTTGTTGGGCGCGGCTGCTGCGAGGAGCGGTTTGGGTGGGGTGTTGGTGGAGAGAGTTGGGTTGTGTCAGAAGAGACCACCCCCTTTGACTTGCGGCCAGGCGAGCGAAATCCATCGCAAGCTGTCTGGCTATCCCTGCTGAGTGAACAGCGGGGCAGGTGTTTGTCCGCCGTGGGAGGGTGTCACGGTCAGATGCGGCAAAGGGCTGTGGTCGACAACCACATCCGGAGCAAGTCCTTTTTTCGTTGTGCCTTTGTGGCCTTGTGAGGGCGGGGTAGGCAGCACAACCGTTGAGCCTGTGTGGCAATCGGGGCCTCGTGTATTGGAATTGCTTCTACCATGTCAGGGACCCCTCTGGCAAGAGGAGTTGGCGTTGACAGTTTACGGGGAGATGGTAAGTAACGTCGGGGAAAGGAGATGGAGAATTGGGCGTTCACGGCGACAATTGCACGGGCGGGTATTACGGACCAGATCCTCGGTGCGAACAGTGCGACCGCGACGGATGGTGGTTCACGGTTGTGGTGATGCTGGTTCTCATGGGATGTGGGGCTGGCACGGTGGTGTTCGAACAATGGCTAGAAAAGGCCGTCAATGGGTGCGAAGCCGCGGGCGACGTTTCAGTCTGAGAATGGGCTGGTGGTCGGAATGGACCCCCAGAATGCGGCACCGTTCGTCAAGATGGTGCTGCTGCAACTGGGGCAAGCCGAGTTCTACGACGTGTTCGTGAAGCAGTCGAAGGAGTTCATGAACACCCATTCGTGGGGTGAAGAGCGCCGCTTGCTGGCGATGACGTACGTGTTCAAGGAGTGGGGGACCACGAAACCGGCGAAGCGGTGGAAGTTGTGGGTGGAACAGTTCTGCCTGTCGAATCCGCAGCGGCTGTTTGCTCCGCGGTACGAGAAGGGCTACAGGGGCCCCGTGCCGTTCACTGACGGGAAGGGGAAACTCAAACCGGTCAGCGAGTTGAACCGGCGATACCTGGCGGCGGCGGCAAATCTCAACCTGTGCCCAGATGCGGTCGAAGCCATTCGTTCGATCAATGGGCGGATGCTGCGGGAACAGAAGCAGGTCGAGGAGATGCTGGCGCAGTTGCCGCCTCGCAGCGGGGGGGAGCCCCTGCCGGATGATCCGCTGGCTCCGACGACGGGGCTGGTGGTGGAGACGGACGAGAAGTTCAAGGCTCCCGAAGAGTATGTCACGACCAAGCTGACATGGGCCGGGGTGAAACCGATCTCCGGGCGCGAGGAGATGACGTGGGTGAAGAATCACCTTGCGTTGTCGGGAGTCACGCCGGAAGATTGTCCGGGACCCGGGGCATGGGCGATGTTCCTCAATGCGAGGACGGACCCCGAAACGTTCTGGAAGACGTGGCAAAGCCAGGTGGTGAAAGAGGACGACAACGCCAAGGGGCGTGATGCCATTGCGGTTGCGACCGGACGGCAGGTGGATGAACTTGAGCGGTTGATGGAATCCATGCGAAAGGAAGCGGATGGAGGTCAATGAGCGATTATCCCAGGGACCCCATCGCTAACCTGAAGTTCCGTCAGTCCATTCTCCAGCGAGCGTGCGACGATCCGGCGTTCCGCGCCTACGTGATCTCGAAGTGCGAACAAAGCTCGCTGTTTTTCATCAACGTGTTCGGGTTCACGCATGACCCGCGGCGAGATCCCGCCAAGCTGCCGTTCATCACGTACGAGTATCAGGACCAGTTGATTCTGGAGTTAGACAAGGCAGTCAATGAGGGGTACGACTTCCGCATTGAGAAGTCCCGCGACATGGGCGTGTCGTGGTGCGTCTGCCTGTGGATGCTGTGGCGATGGCGGTTCCGGCCGTACCAGTCATTTCTCATGCTCTCCCGGAAAGAGGATCTTGTCGACGGCGACAGCGACTCCCTGTTCGGACACATCGACTTCGCCATGAAGTCCATGCCCGCGTGGCTGCTGCCGGCGTTTGAACGGACGAAGCTCTCGCTGGTCAATCAGGAGAACCAGTCGGCCATCGAAGGGGAATCAACGAACTCCGACGCGGGGCGCGGTGGACGACGAACGGCCATTCTGTGGGACGAAGCCGCGGCGTTTCCCAACGGCGGGTACGAAGTGGCGTCTGCAACCCGCGACAACACTCTGTGCCGAATCATGAACTCGACACCGAAAGGCGAAGCCAACTACTTCGCCGAGAGTCGCAAGACGACGAAGACGTTCTGCGCTCACTGGTCGGTTCATCCCCGGAAGAATCGGGGCCTGTATCGCGTGGGCTCGAAGGGCGAGATTCAGGTCCTCGACGAATCGTACGGCGAATACAAGCATGTCCATCAGGTGCCAGGCGGAAAGTTCGGACTGCGGTCCCCATGGTATGACTACGAGTGCACGCGAACGCCGAATGCGGTGGAAATCGCGCAAGAACTGGACATCGATTATCTCGGTTCGGATTATCCGTTCTTCTCCATTTCGGAAATCGACCGGTTGATTGAACAGGCGTGGTCCGCGCTAATGAAAGCGGACATCCGCCTCGTCGATGGAACGTGGAGCCTGTCGGAATCGGAACAGGGACCCCTATCGCTGTGGATTGACATGGGGACGCCGGGGCGTTGGACCCCGCCGCGGCATCGTGACTTTGTCGTTTCCTGCGACATTGGCTCCGGGACCGGGGCCTCGGACAGCGTGGCCGTCGTCGCCGACCGGCAGACCGGGGAAAAGGTGGCCGAGTGGGTCAGCAACAAGGCAATGATCAATGAGTTCGCCCGCGTGGCGGTGGCGCTGTGCAAGCTGTTCTCTGTCGGCGATCGGCCCGCACTTCTGGCGTGGGAAGCCAACGGCCCCGGGCAGACGTTCTCCAAGGTGGTGATGAACGAACTGAAGTTCCGGCACGTCTGGTATCGACGGGACGACACAAAATCCGGAAAACAGACGGTCGAACAACGGCCGGGGTGGAACTCGTCCAGCGAATCGAAGCCGGATCTGCTGTCGCAGTATCGCGAAGCGTTGTCGATGGGGCGGTACAAAAACCCGTCCGCGGCGGCGCTGGCGGAATGCAAGCAGTTCAAGATGACTCAGACGGGACAGGTGGAACACCAGAAGCTCGCCATGATGGGCGATGGAGCGAAGAACCACGGGGACCGCGTGATTGCCGATGCCATTGCGTCGATGTGCTGTCTGCCCGCGGTGGTGAAGAATGAGGGTCGCGAACCGCGGCCGATGCAGCGCTGGCCCATCGGGTCGGTCGGGTGGTTGATGGAACGGGAAGCCAAAGCCAAACGCTCTGAATACAAGGCACGCTACTAATGCTCGATCCCCGTAAACCCGCCGGTCTGCAAAAACTCCACGACGCTGTTCGCGAGTCGAACAACCGGATGGACAAGTTCCGCTCAAACTACAAGGACCTGCTCAAGCAGTACGTCGGGGCCAGGTACTCCGACGATGCCGCGGACGAGGACAACCCCCTCAACCTGATGGAAGCGGCCTGCACCATTTACATGCAGGCGCTGGCGGCGAAGCCCCCGCAAGTGACGGTGCGGACGAAGCAGCGGCGGTACAAGTCCGCGGCGCTGAAGCTCGAAGCATTGGTCAATCAGGAGTTGGAAAATCCGAAGATCATGCACTCCATCCAGCGGGCGGTTATTGCCAGCCTGATGGGGATGGGGCTGGTCAAGGTCGGCATCCGGCCTGCGGGGCAGATCGAAGCCTACGGCGAATCCATGGACTACGCCGCGCCGTATGTCGATGTCGTGCTGCTCGAAAATTGGGTGCAGGACCTGTCGGCTCCGACGCTCGACGAAGCGGACTACTACGGGCATTGCGTCGAAATGCGGCTCGATGACGTGCAGAACAACCCGGATTTCGACCCCGCTGTGGCCGAGATGATTGAAGGGCCTGCGGAATCCGGCGACGACAGCAACAGCCTCAACACAATCTCCGGTCCCACGGACAAGACTCGCATCGGCCAGTGGGTCAAGGTGTGGGAAATCTTCCTGCGGCGCGAAAAGCTGATCGTCACGTACAGCGATTCGGTGATGCACCTCGGGCCGCTCAGCGTCAAGGAGTGGAAGGGCCCCCCCAACGGGCCTTGTCATTCGCTGTTCTACAACGACGTCGAAGGCAACGCGATGCCGCTGGCTCCGGCGCTGACGTGGTTGCCGCTCCACGACATGGTCAACTCGGCCATGCGGAAACTGAACCGCCAGGCGGAACGACAGAAGCAGATCGGCATTGCCGCCCAAAGCGACACGGCCGAAGCGGAAGCCTTGCGTGAAGCGGCGGACGGCGAAGTCGTGCAGGTCACTGATGTGAACGCCATTCAGGAAAAAGCGTTCGGCGGCATCAATCAACAGACGTTCGCGTGGATGCTGCAACTCAAGCAGTTGTTCTCGTGGCACGCGGGAAACCTCGACACCCTCGGCGGTCTCGCCGCCATGGCGAACACGGCGACACAGGATCAGATGCTCAACGCCAACAGTTCCGCCCGCCTGACATGGATGGGCGACCGCGTGGCGCACTTCACCAAGGCGGTACTCACTGACTACGCCTACTGGCTGTGGACCGATCCCGCGGTGACGTACGAGGTGACGCTGGATTCACCCATCGGTCCGATGCCCAGCGTGCTTCAGCCCGAGGAGCGGGACTACGATTTCTTCCTCAATGAGTTGGAGATCGAACCGTACTCGATGACGAATGCCCCGCCGTCGCAGAAGCTGCAACAGGTCAACACGCTGATGACTCAGGTGATTCTGCCGATGGCTCCGCTGCTGATGCAGCAGGGCATCAACCCCAACATCCCCGCGTTCCTTCAGATGGTGGCGAAGTATTCGAACCTGCCCGAGGTGGCCGACCTTGTCACGGTCAACGGGGGTCCCCTGCCGGTCGACGGGCCGGATGTCTCTAAGCGAAACGCCCCGCCGGTCAAGGTCTCAACGGAGAACCGCGTCAGCCGTGGTGCCGGGGGAATGCAAGGGGATGAAACGTCAATGATCCAGCGAATGATGGCGGCGCCGCCGCAAGGGCAATTGCCCGCGTAATTGTCCCCTCAATATATGGGGGACAATCCGTTTGTCACGGATTGTCACGGATTGTGACGGATTGTGACGTCGAACACCTTGCCGCTCCCCGCAGCGAGGTTTTCATGGACATTCTCGATTTGGCGGCCCAGCACACCAAAGCCTGCCTCGACGCCGCAGCGGCGGAAGCGAAAGAACGCCGCGACATTTCGATCAGCGGGATGACGTTCCGCAAGGGAAAGCAGATCGAATCGCACTCAGCCGGCGTGCATCCGCGACAGGCCAAAGAGGCCGAACGAATGTCGGCAATTGCCGGGGTTCCGACGCATTTCAACAGCAATGGCCTGCCCGAATTCACATCCTATCGGCACCGGGACAAGTACCTGAAAGCCAAGGGCTGGGTGGTCTACGATAAGGAATAGCCTTGACACATTCCGAAAAACAGTGTTAATCATCACCAACCCCAGCCGCTCCCCCTGGTTGGGTCTGAATGGCAGATATTGCCTCGTCTGACGAATCTGTTGACGTGACCTCCGCCGCGGACACCGCGAGCGTTGACGATGTCGCGTCCAGCGAAACGACCGAATCGGTCGACCTCACAGAAGAACTCGCGGGCTTCCGGTCCGCCATCGAATCCGAGTCGCAGGACTCGGGCGATCTCCCCACGCCGGGCGCTGCAGCTACTGGGGAGCGGCCTGCCGCCCCGGCTGGGGAATCTCGCACACCGACGCCGCAGCCTCAGCAGCAACAGTCGCCGTACACCACGGAAGACTTCCGCTACGCGCAGGCTCTCGGCATCAGCCCGCAACAGATGCAGGGCATGGACCCGAACGTGTTCCGCCAGATGGTGAACAACGTCGGCAACATGCTCCATCAGGCCCGCATCCAACAGACACAGCCTCGTGCATCGCAGCAACAGCAGCAGCCTCAGTACGCCGGTTTCCAGCCGTACAAGTTGCCCGGCGACGAAACGATGTACGACGACGGCGTGCGGAATGCCGTGGCTCATTTCAACCAACATCTCGAAGGGATGCATCGCCACTACCAGCAGCAACTGGAAGCGATGCAGCCATCAATTCAGCAGTTCCAGCAGTATCTGCCGCACATCGCGCGGATGCAGCAGGAAGCCCAGAGAAACCAGCAGCAGTCGTTTTACGACCAGTTCGACAGTGTGCTGGATCAGTTCGATGAGTCGATTGTCGGGCGAGGAAAATATTCCGCTATCGGCGAACAGGCTCAGAAGGAGGCCCGCAAGGCGGTTGCCATGCAGGTCGAGAAGGAAATCGCTTACCACTCGCGCAACGGCGATGCGATGCCGCCGCTGGACGAAATGGTGAAGCGAGCGTTCTACGGTCTCTACCACGACCGGGTGACGCAACAGCAGGCCGCGGTGGTCAAAGGCCGCGTGGCGGATCGGTTCTCACAAACCACCGTCGCGCCCAGCCGGACAGCCAACCGGGCCAGTCGTTCCGATGTGGACCTTGCCGAAGAGAAGGCAGCGTTCCGTCGGGTTCTTCAAAACAAGTAATCCAAGGAGCATCGCACTATGGCCACACAGGCGGAAAACATCGCCGACCTCGTCGTTTCGACGATCACCAAGTACGAAAAGAAGGGTGTCGTCGATCTGTACCAGACGTTGCAGTCCTACAAGGCTCGCAGCGTCATCGGCAAGATGAAGCAAGAGGAATGCCCGTCCCACACCTACGCGTGGAACGTGGTTGTCGCCTCGAACAACGCGGCGGAAATGGTCGGCCTCGGTGCGACCGGGAACCCTACGATTGCCAACCTGCAAGCGCAGGCGAGCGTCAATTTCAAGCGGGCCCGTACGCACTGGGCGTATGACGACGAGGAAATGTCGCTCAACGACGGCGGTGAAACCCGCATCGTGAACATGATCAAGGTCCGCCAGATGGACGCCATGCGCGACCTCGCGGACATCATGGAACGGCAGTGGTGGGGTCGGCCGTCGGGCACGTCCGACGATCTGTCGATGTTCGGGATCAAGTATTGGCTGGTCCAGAACGCCACGTCGGGATTCAACGGCAGCGTGCCGGGCGGCGGTTACACGACCGTGGCCGGTCTCAACCCGACCACGTACACGACGTGGCGCAACTACACCGGGGCGTTCGCCGCGGTGGACATCGCCAACTTCGTGAACCTGCTCGACGAAGCGTCGTACAAGTGCGACTTCGAGCCGCCGGTTGAGTTCGCGAACATCGGTGGCGCGGGCGAACTGAAGCACGCCTACTACACCACGTTCGAGACGCAACGCGCCATGACTCGCCTCATGGAAACGCGGCAGGACAACATCGGTCCTGAGAGCGCTCCGGACCTCGGCCGGTACTTCGGCAAGGGTGTTTACCGCAGCGTCCCGGTCATCGCGGTCCCGTACCTCGACAACAACACGTCGAACAACCCGTTCTACGGGATCAGCTTCGACACCTGGAAGTACATGTACGCTCCGGGCTGGAAGCAGAAGACTTACCGTCCGGAGAAGGACCCGAATCAGCCCACGATGAACGTGGTCTGGGTCTACTCACAGGGCAACTTCGTGTGCATCAACCGCCGCCGGAACTTCGTGCTCTACAACAGCACCAGCGGTTCCGCCGACACGTAATCGACACCCTGTCCGGGTTCCTGATTTTCCAACCATAATCCACAGGGAGTTTTATCATGTCGTTCACTGGAGGTATCACGCCCGCCGGTTCGAGCTACCGGGGCGTGTCGGAAGCAATCTTGAAAAACTGCTCCTTCGAGAAAGGGGCGATGTTTGGTCGGGACGGGATTACCCTGTTCAATGACCTGACGGGAACGGGCGGTCTCTCCACCTACGCCGGTACGGGCTGCACCGTGCGGACCATCGCCCTCGCGGGTGGTGCTCTGCGGGCCAGCATGGACGGCACGGCGGACGACACCGCGGCGTGGAACCACGGCGACAACTACGGCTCTTACCTCAGCTTTTCGACGACCAGCCCCAACAAGCTGGTGTTCGAGACGCGAATTCGGAAGTCGTCGGTCGCTAACAACGGCCTCGGCATTTTCGCCGGGCTGGCCGAAGAAGCCTTGGCTGCGGCGAGCACCCTCGCTTCCAGCACTGCCGCGTTGGCGGACAAGGACTTCATCGGATTCCACGTCCTGCAAGCCGCGGGCGGAACGGTCAATTTCGTCTGGCGGAAAAGTGGCCAGACGGCGCAGACCATCATCTCTGGTGTCGCCACGATGACGGCCGACACCTGGGTTCGCCTCGGGTTTGTCATCGATCCTTTGGCTCCGGCCAGCAAGGCCTGTCGCGTTTACGTCAACGGCGTTGAGTACGCGTCGGATGCGGGAACCCTCACCGAACTGGCCGCGGCGACTTGCCCGGCGGGTGAACTCCTCACGCCGACGTTTGCCTGCCACGTTGGTTCGGGCGCGGCGGCGGCGACGTTCGACGTCGACTACTACTTCGCTCACCAGCAGGTGTAACCAGTGATTTCGGATCGTGAAAAGGAGCGGCTGGCTCACTTGTTGGGCCAGCCGCATTCAGCCGATTGGGTCCCGCCTCAACGACTGACGGAGGCGGTAGCCCGGTTCAAGACGGCACTCCAGACGCTGGGTCACGGCACTCACCTCGGGGATCGTGACCTGGCTCTGTTTGTGGCGTTGACTCTCCCCATCCCTGAAGAACCTGTCGTGACGGAGGCAGACAATGGCGGAATCCGGGCTGACGCTGGATCTGCAAACGCTGCGGACGTTCGCGGTGGAACAGTTCTACGGGGGGACGGGGGACTACAGCAGCCTGTCGACGGACGAAAAGGCAAGAGTGGACCGGAACATCAACGCCGGGATTCGGCAGTTCCTGTACCCTCCGGCAGTGGACGGGCGAGTTCATAGCTGGTCATTCCTTCGTCGGAATGCCCAGATCACGTTGCAGGCCCCCTACGCCACGGGAACGATTGCCGTGGCCGCGGGGGTCGTCACGTTGACGAGCGGGACGTTTCCATCGTGGGCGGCAGACGGCACTCTCGAAGTGCTGGGTGCCAACTACGAAGTGTCGACTCGCGACTCTGGCACGCAGGTCACTCTGGTTGACACGTCGGTCACGGTGACGGCGGGCACCAGCTACAGCCTGCACAAGGATGAGTACGACCTGCCGGACGACTTCGCCCGGTTCGTCGCTTCCCCGACATACACCCCCAGCCAGACGCACCGCAATGAACTGATGCAGGTCTCAGAAGAGGAGATTCGCAGACGGAGGCAGGACAGCAGTTACGGATACTTCGACTACCCGTCGTTGTACGCCGTACGGTCCAAGGTCAACGATCCGACGGTGGGCACTCGGTCGGAGATCCTGTTCTGGCCATCTGTTAATGCGACAGCCATCATCGACTACCGCTACGAAGTCCGGTCGGATGTTCTGACCACGACAAACAAGTACCTCTGGGGCGCGTCTGATCACTCCGAAACCCTGAAGGATTCGGTGCTCGCGTCGTTCGAGTTCCACCTTGACGGCCAGCAGGGGCCAGCGTTCCAGAAGTTCATGCAATCGCTGCAAGGCTCGATTGAGCGGGACCGCCGCATTGGATCAGCGCGGAGTCTCGGGTTTCTCACAGACGGCCGGTCGAACACCTATCGCCCGGCACTTTCGCCTGTCACGTTTCGAGGAATGGGAGATTTGCCATGAGTAAGGTTTTGACACCGCACGGGGTGATTGGCTCCGTCACTCCCATCGTCGAGATTCCGGGGTACGGGATCGTCCAGGCGGCGGGCATCACCGTTCCGGCGGACGGCACCAAGGGCTACGCAACGGGCTGCACGTTCCATCACCTCGATGGCGGCGACGGCACGGCGTTCTACGTCAACGAGGGGACCAACACGTCCGCTGACTTCAACGCGGTGAACCCATAACCATGATTCGACTCGGTGTCCTTTCTCCGGTGTTCTGCACCGGCGGCGTCGAACGCTGGCTGATCACGCTGGCCAAGTCTCTGCCTCGATCCTTCCAGTGGTCGGGAATGGGACTGACGCCGGGGGCACCGACAGATGCGGAAGCCTGCGACGAGTTGTCGCGATACGTCAGCATCTACGGGACGACGCGGTATTCGGATGTCGGGCGGGATTCGCCCGTGTTCGTGTACCGCAAGGAGTCGTGGGACGAAGTCGTCAACATCGTGTGCGACTGTGACATTCTCCTCGTCTGGGGGGATACGCCGGTTCCCGAATGGTACACGGGGCTGGTGGTCGCAGTGGCTCACGGGTGCGTGGACTGGTCGAAGCGGCAGATGGAGAGGTACGCGGGGCCGAGAACCCGATACGTGGCGGTTTCGCGGGAAGCCCTCAAGGCAATCCCGCTTCCGCATCGGCTGTCGGCTCGCGTGATTCACAACGGGGTCGAGTTCGATCGGCTCCAGCCTCGGAAGAGTCGCCGGGAACTGCGGATGGAATACGGCATCCGCGAGGACCGGCTGGTGGTCGGGTACATCGGCCGGTTCAGCGAAGAGAAGGAACCGACCGCTGCGGCGATGGCGGTGGCGAATATCAACCAGATGACCGGCAAGGCGATGGCGGCATATTGCGGCATCGGGTTTGACGGTGGAGCAACTGAGCGGAAAGTCACGGAACTGTGCGGAGCGAAGCGGGTTCTGTGGATGAAGCCGACGGAAGTGCCGGAGACGCTGGAAATCGCGGATTGCATCGTGTGTGCATCCCCGCTCGAAGGGTTTGGCTTGACGCGACTCGAAGCGATGTCCCGCGGTGTCCCGCTGATCTGCACCAACACGGGTATCATCCCGGAAATGACGGAGCAGTGGGGCAAGGTTTGTACGACAATCTCCTCACCGCTCAACGTGGCCGAACTGACATGGGCGGTGCTGACGGCGGTGGATGACGTGAAAACGGTGGCGCGGGCGGCGGTGGCAGCCTATGAGGGGTTCAGGTCACGGAAGTTTGGACTGGAGTGGGCGTCATACTTCGAGGGGCTGATGGATGAGGAACGCCGGTCCGCGACAACTGATGATCGACCTGCGCTTTCCTGTAGGGGGACTGAGTGAATTCGGTTCGTACCGGAATCAGCAACCCAACGGAGAGCAGCCGACGTCGGTCTCTTGCCTGAACGTGCGGGCGTTTGATCCTCGCACGGGACGGCTGCGCGGCGCCCAGCGAGCCGGTCACATTCGCTATCTGAACGCCACACACTCCGGGGCGTATCCCATCCAGCACATCACGCACATCGTCAGCACGGCCGTTTACACCACGTCGGGTTCCGCGGCCATGCGGTCGCAGACAGCCCTGGCGGTCTCGCAGGGGAACGTCAAGACGTTCACGCGGAATGGCTCCTTCACGTCGGCCACCAGTGGCTCGTCGGCTCTGGACGCCGACTTCCCGTTCGTTGATTCGGCTGAACTGTTCGGAGTGCTGTACTTCGCCGACGGCAAGAACGTCAAGAAGTACACCGCGGCAACCAACACCGTGGCGACGTGGACACCGACAGCCGGCAGCCTGCCCGGATCGGGAACCGACAGGCATCGCCTGATCTGTACCTGGCGGTCACGCATCGTCCTCTCGGGCCTGCAATCCGACCCTCACAACTGGTTCATGTCCGCGATCGGGGACCCGCTCGACTGGGGTTACGGTGCCAGCCCGGTCTCTGAGGGCATGGCCGTTGCGGGGAACAACAGCGATGCAGGCAAGGCCGCGGACATCATCCAGACGTTGATTCCCTATTCGGATGACCTGCTCATTTTCGGGGGCGATCACACGATTTGGCAGATGACGAACGACCCAATGGCGGGCGGGCGCATCGACCGCATCAGCGATATCACGGGGATGGCGTTCGGCCAGTCGTGGTGCAAAGATCCGTCGGGGCTCATCTACTTCTTCGGCAGCCGTGGCGGACTCTTCGTCATGTCGCCGGGGAATCTTCCGGTCAAATTGTCCGATGCCGTCGGCGAAAGGCTGATGGATATTGACCTGTCGCTGAACATGGTCAAGCTGGTGTGGGACGATCAGTTCCAGTCCGTGATGATCTACGTTACCCCCATCGCCGGGGGCACGAC